TGTCAAGGTTGGTGATTTTGTAGAGTGGGATTCAAGTGGTGGCACCGCACGCGGGAAAGTTGAACACGTGATGCGTGAAGGTGTACTTGGTGTTCCTGATTCTTCGTTTAGCATTAACGCATCTGAAGAAGATCCCGCTGCGTTGATTCGCGTGTACCGCAAAGACGGCGAAGGTGACTATCAAGAGACCGAAACTTTGGTCGGTCATAAGTTCTCTGAACTGCGCAAAATTGCTGCGTTGCGTTTCTTTGAAGGCGAGACGCTGAAGCGTTCACTCGCTACTGAGTTCCGCTCTGAAAGCGAAGATCGGACACTTGAGTTTCCTTTTGCCAGCGAAGCGCCTGTTGAGCGTTACTACGGCATGGAAGTGCTGAACATGGATGCCAAGTCCATGGATCTCACTCGTCTCAACGATGGTGCGCCTCTGTTGTACCAACACGATGCAGACAAGATCGTCGGCGTTGTGCAGAAGGCTTACATCAAAAACAAGCGTGCCTATGCACGCGTAAAACTCGCGAACAACGAACTAGGTCGCGAGATGCAAGAGTTGATCAAGGATGGAATCATCCGCAATGTCAGCTTCGGCTACAAGATCAACTCCATGGAAGCCGATGAGTCCACATCACCTGTGACTTATCGCGCTACCAGTTTCCAACCGTTTGAAATAAGCCTGGTCACCGTGCCGGCTGATAATTCGGTTGGAATTGGACGTTCTTTCTCCCATAATGAGAACGTCGATACGGCCTCAGCCGTTCACAGTCAACCCAACGGAGTTACAACCGTGGATCAAAACCTCAATGTTGAGGCTATCCGCGCTGAGGCCGCTCAGGCCAAGGCTAAGGAAATGGCCGACATGATTGCTCTTGGTCAACGCACCAAGAACATTGAAATGGCTCAGGAGTTCATTGCTAACTCCCGCAGCCTTGATGAACTGCGTTCCGCTCTCCTCGAAAAGATGGGTGTGGAAGAGAAGCCCCTGAACCCTAAGGATGCCGAGATCGGCATGTCGGACAAAGAGAAGCGTGACTTCTCCTTCATCCGCGCCATCAACGCTCTGGCTCATCCCAACAGCCAAGAAGCTCAGCGTGCTGCTGCTTTCGAAATGGAAGTCAGCCGTGCTGCTCAGCAGAAGTCTGGCAAGGAAGCCCGTGGCATCCTGATCCCTGCTGATGTGCTGGGTTATGGCCGCCGTGACCTGACCGTGGGTTCTGCCTCCGGTGGTGGTGATCTGGTTGCCACCGAGCTGATGAGCGAGAGCTTCATCGATCTGCTCCGCAAGGCTCTTGTGCTGCAGACCGCTGGCGCGACCGTGATGACCGGCCTGCAAGGCATGGTTGCTCTGCCCCGTCAGTCTGGTGGTGCCACTGTGTACCACGTTGCTGAGTCCGGCTCGATCACCGAAGGTCAACTGACCGTCGACCAAGTGACGATGCAGCCCCGCACGATTGGTGCGCTGACCGATTACTCGCGTCGTCTGCTGCTTCAGTCCAGCATCGACATCGAGAACCTGGTGCGTCGCGATCTGGCTCAACAGATTGCTATCGAAGTTGAGAACCAAGCCATCAACGGTATTGGCGCTGCTTCGTATCCGCTGGGCTTCCTGAACGTCACCGGCATCAACACCGAGTCTGGCTACACCACGTTTGCTGATTACGTGAACGCTGAAGCCGCTCTTAGCACCGACAATGCCCTGTTGGGCAGCCTTGGCTATCTGATGAACTCCGCTCTGCGCGGCACTCTGAAGACCACCGAGAAGTCGGCCACCGGCACCAACGCCAACTTCATCTACGAAGCCGACAACACCATCAACGGTTACCCGGCTTACGTGTCCAACTCCATGCCGAACAACACTGCGGTGTTCGCTAACTTCAGCGACATCCTGATCGGCTTCTGGAGCGGTCTGGACATCATGGTTGATCCTTACACCGGTTCCGCTTCCGGCACCGTGCGTGTGGTGGCCATGCAGGACTATGACGTGGCCATCCGTCACCCTGAGTCCATCTGCAAGCTGTCCTGATGATTACGGAGCGGGTAATGCGCATTCAGATGCTGCGTGACACCATCGTTGACCTCAAGCAGGTGAAAGTTGGTGATTACGTAGAAACCGATAAAAAATCAGCTCTGCTGTTGATCGGTATTCAGAAGGCCATTCCCGCTCCCATCATCGAGGAAGTTGTTGTTACGGCTGACGAGCAGCCGGATCCTGTTCAAAGCAAACCCGCTCCCAAACGGAGAAAGACCAATGATCCACAACCTCGGGTCTAAGACCTACATTGCCAGCCTCCTTCCGGCTGACTCCCGCACCGCTACTGCCACCGGCACCGGTTTCGATCTGCAAGGCTCGAACGATGCTGAAGGCGAAGCCATCGTGGTTCTCGACTGCGAAGCCGGTAGCGGCACCACTCCTACCCTGAACGTCAAGCTTCAGGATTCTGAAGACAACTCTGCTTGGGCAGACATCACCGGCAAGACCTTTACCGAGGTCACTAGTTCTGCTGCTGCCTTCCAGAAGATCAGCATCAACTCCAACGATGTGCGCCGTTATGTGCGTGCTGTCGGTACTCAAGCTGGCACCAACCCTGTGTTCGTGTACGGCGTCTCGCTGGTTTACAGCAAGAAGTACGGCAACTGATCCTGATGGCGTTTCCAGAACTGCCAGATGCGTTCCTTGCTGAGTTTGGCGTCACCTGCCAAATCGGTGCTGGTACTGCGTTTCTTGGCATTCTGGATTCGCCTATGGATGTGATCGCGGGCGGTATGGCGTTGTCTCGGGAGTACTTGCTTACGGCAAAGACTTCTGATGTCAGCACTGCCGCTCGCGGCACTTCTATTACGGTCGATTCCGTGTCTTACACCGTGCGCGAGAATCGCCCTGTTGATGACGGTGTTTTTTCAGAACTACTATTGAGCAAAGTCTGACTTTGAGGTCATGAGCAGCGTCTTCAAAGTCAATACCAGAGCGAATTGGGCGGCATTAAATCCTGTGTTGCTTCCGGGTGAAGCCGCCATTGAGACACAAACAAATAATCTCAAGATCGGAGATGGTGTTTCAACTTGGAGTCGGCTTCCGTATTTCTCATCTCCTGGTTATTGGGCGTCTTTCTGGGACGAGACCTCGCAAACCGCAACTGCCAATACGCCAACCGAGATTTATCTGAGACAGCGTGATACTGGAAGTCGAGGCGTTCGGGTTGTTTCAAATTCACGCATTACTGTTGAACACGCTGGAATTTATAGCCTGACTTTTTCAATTCAATTTAGCAACACAGACACCAGTATTCATGACGTGAATGTTTGGTTCCGCAAAAACAACAGTGGCGCCGCTGGCGATGTACCTGCTAGCGACAGCAAGTTCAGTGTTATTGCAAGCCATGGTGGCACTCCTGGCAACATAATTGGCACTGTTAATTTTGTATTGCCGCTGGTTGCCAACGATTATTTGGAGTTGATCTGGGCAACATCAAACGTTGCTGCCTACATTCACGCTGAGGCCGCAGCCAGTAGCCCCTTTGCTCATCCAAGCATTCCGGGCATCATCTGCACCGTTGTTCAAGTCGCCTCTGCCTGATCATGGCTGACACACGCCGCGAACTGATTCTTGCTCGCATCGCAAGCAACCTGAGCAGCATCACCGGTGCAACGGTTTATCGCAGCCGCGTGGAGCCTTTGGCACGCGGAGAGGTGCCTGCTGTCATCGTGGAGCCGGTCAACGATCAACCGATTGACACCAACTTCTACGACAAGTTGGACTGGACGATGCGGGTCAGGATCACCACCCTTGTTCGCGCTGCCATTCCTGATGACGATTCAGATACCTACACGCAACAGGTGCATCAAAAATTGATGGCCGATCAAACCGTCAACGGTTATGCACTTGACTTGACACCTGACCGCACTGACTTCAGTCTTTATGAAGCTGATGTGCCTTTGGGTATCATTAGCCAAGACTTCCTTGTGCGGTATCGCACGAGCAGGACTTCACTAACCAGCGCCTAACATCATGGCTAAGATTGAAAGGGAAGTTCCCAATCCCGGAGTGGGCGGCAGCTATTTGTTTGACCCTAAGTCTGGGAAGCTTACACTGATCACAGAAACCGCCGCTCCTACCACCGATGGCACTGACTCGGAAGAAGTTTCTGATCGCGAAGATTGAGACAACCTATGGGACTGACCCTAGTCCTGTCGGCGGTTCTGACGCGGTTCAAGTTACCAACCTTGAAGTAACTCCGATTGAATCGGACAACGTTCAAGCGGCTTCTTATCAAGGCTTCCTTGGTAACAGCACCCGTGGCACTTTGGTTGCCAACAAGCGCGTCAGCGTGACCTTTGATGTTGAGCTGGCTGGTTCTGGCGCTGCTGGCACCGCTCCTGCCTTTGGTCCGCTGCTGAAGTCCTGTGGCCTGAGCGAAACCACTTCCTCTGGCGTCTCGGTGACTTACGCCCCGGTGAGCAGCAGCTTCAGTTCTGCCACGATCTACTGCTTCTACGACGGCACCCGCCACAAGATCACTGGCGCACGCGGCACTGTCAGCTTCAACCTGACTGCCGGTCAGTTTGCTGTTGCCAGCTTCCAGTTCATCGGCATTTACAACGCTCCTGACGACACCGCCGTGTCTGGCTCCTTCACTGTTGCCAACCAGGCTGCTGCCATTGAGGTCAACGACACCAACGTGACCACGGCCACTTTCCACGGTGTGACCAGCTCCCGCATTGAGTCGTTCGACATGGCGTTGAACAACGAGCTGCTGTACAAGGAAACCGCTTCCAATAAAGAGGTTCTGATCACCAACCGCGCCTCTGGTGGTACGGCTGTGATTGAGGCTCCTGCTGTTGGCACCACCGACTTCTTCGCCAAGGCTGTTGCTTCTGCCACTGGTTCCACCAGCCTTGTGCTGGGCGCCACTGCCGGCAATATCGTGACTGTCAACGCAGCCCAGACCGACATCACCGGTTGCAGCTACGCTGATACTAACGGCGTAATCGCGCTGTCCATGCCGTACTTGGCTCTGCCCACCACGGCTGGCAACAACGAGATGTCGCTGGTGTTCACCTGATCTCTGTTCATGGCCTTCGTTCTCAAGAAGACTGCTTCCTACAAGTGGGAAATCAAAGTTGAAACTCCGGTTGACGGAAATCGCTTTGAGACTCAAACGTTTGAGGCAGTCTTCAAAAAGATGAGTCGCTCGGCTTTTAACGATCTCATTGACAAGGGTGATGACGCTCTTGTTGATGGGATCCTTGAAGGCTGGGAGGGCGTCAATGATGAAGAGGGCAAGCCTGTTCCCTTTACGTCAAAGAACAAAAAAGAGCTTTGTGATGATCCCTATGTGATGAAGGCGATCATCCAAGCGTATGCCGACAGCGTGACAGGGGCGCCGGCAAAAAACTAAAAGTCGCTGCTGAGTACTGGGCGAAAGGTGGCGTAGTTGACGAGCGCGAAGCCGACCTGAAGGCTCTTGGCGCAAGTGAGGAGCAGATTGCCGCTGCACGTTTGCAAGCTGTACAACAGGACTGTGAGGTCTGGGAGGAGAACTGGGACATTGTGGTGATGTTCATCCGCATGTCGACGCAATGGCAGACGAGCATGGCAGGACTGACAGGATTGAACTACCCGAGTCTTGAATGGCTCTGTAAGCTGTATTCAGTCAAGGATCCTGTCGCTGTCTTTGAGGGCGTGCAGGTGATGGAAATGGCTGCCCTTTCCGTTTTGAATGCGAGCCGCAAATGAGTTCAATCACCTCGGAAATCAAGCTGCGCATCAAGGCTGAGGGCGAAGCGGTCTTCCAAGGTCTCAGCGCGAAGTTAAATAATCTTGCAAATCAAACAACGATATCTTCTGCAAAATTCAAAGTTTTATCAAATGAACTGCGCGATGTTCAAGAAAAAACTGGCGCCAATAGCATAAAAACTCTCAAGGACTATGCCGCTTCTTGGCGTGAGTTGGCGAACAGTGTTGATATTGCAAGCAAAGAATTTAAGGAGGCTACTGCTCAAGCCTCGAAGTTTGAAGCTCAGGCCGCAAAAGCACAAGGACGCCGTGGCGGTGGTGGTGGAGGCAGGATTGGAGCAATTGCAGCAGGCGCTAGCTTTCTCGGACCAGATGAGCTGATTGGTGCTGCTGGTGGCGCTGCGTTGGGAAGCATTATTCCTGGCGCTGGTACTGCCGCTGGTGCAGGTATTGGCGTGGCTGTTGGGAGCATGGTTATTAAACCATTGCGGGAAGCTTCAGGGGCTATTGCCAAATACAACAACGATCTCAATCTTGCAAAAATAACCCTTGCTCAAGCCTCTAGCAGCCAAGAGGATTATTCACGGAATTTGCAAATTGCAAGAAAAGTAAGCGAAGATTACGCGACTTCTCTCAAGGAAACAATTTCGGGTTACGCACAAGTTTCAGTAGCTGCGCGTGCCAATGGATTGAGTCTGAAAGAAACAGAAACGATCTACAGGGGTGTTGTTGCTGCTGGCGTTGCGTTTGGTAAATCTCAAGAAGATATCAATGCAATTGTTCGCGCCACCGTTCAGGTGCTTAGCAAGGGCAAGGTAAGCGCCGAAGAAATGGGCGGCCAGATTGGTGAACGTTTGCCTGGCGCTGTTGCCAAGTTTGCTGCAGCCACTGATCGAACACTGCCGGAATTGGCAAAAGCTTTTGAGCAAGGCGAAGTAAAAATTGCCGACTTCGTCAAATTTGCCAAGCAGCAATTAGATGATTACGACGAAATTGCCAAGATCATTGGTGATTCACCGGCAAAGGCAGGTGCCCGTTTGCAAATTGCCTTGGATACCGCAGGCGAAAACTATGGTGGATTTTTCCAGAAAATTGGCGCAGGTTTGCAAGATAATCTCGCCAAGACAATCAGTTGGGCAAATCAAAACTCAGAACAAATCAAAAGGTTTGCGACTTTTTGGTTTAATTTGGCGAGAGACATTGGAAGAGCATTGGCGAAAATTGGCGGTACCATGTTTGGATTTTCGCGAGGTCTTTTTAAAATATTTAGCGATATTGCATTATTTCTTCCGCGCAAAATTGCCGAAGCATTTGGCACGACTCCAGAAAAAATATTTGGCAAGGTAACCAATGTTTTAAACGAATACACCAAAAATTTCAAAGACTATTTCCCAGAATTTGAACCAGGTGCTGGTTTATTTGGCACCGGCGAAGGCGCAACGCCAGGCTTAGACGCAGAAGGAGCGGCAGATAAAAAAGAGAAAAAGCGCAAAAAAATTATTGACCTTACAAATGAACAATTACAGCTTGGGTTGGACACCGTAAACCTTGAGCGACAAGGTCTTGACATTCGCGCTGAATATTCAAAATTTTTACAAAGAGAGCTTGATTTACAAAAAAAACTTGAACGCGGCCAGATTGGCGTTAATCAAGCAATTCTTGAAGGCGCTCAGTCTCAGCAACAATTAGAGCAGGCAATTGAAAATGCATTTAAAGGGTATGGCACAGACGTAATAAAGGCTCTGGACGAAGAAGCGGAAGCAAGGGCGCAAATTAATATATTAATTTCAGATGCACAATTTAAAGCAAAAGTTTTAAATGAAGAAGATCAGAAGCGTGTACAAATTAATCAATATTTGTCGCAAGTTATTGAAAAATACGCCGGAATTTTAAGTTCTGAAGAACTTCTTGAGGCTATTCGTAAAATCAGAGAAGCAATGGAGGGAACTGCAAAGGCAACTGGTAGCTTTGGCGAAAAGGTTGCCAAATCATTTGCTGATGTTGTCAAAAGTTCTGGCGATCTTGCTAATAATCTTGGTACAACACTTGGCAATGCATTTAATGGCCTAGGCGATCAACTTGCTGATTTTGTAACAACTGGAAAAATGCAATTTGCGGATTTTGCGCGATCTGTACTAAATGATCTCGCCAAGATTTTTGTTCGATTTGCATTGTTTCAAACCTTGAAAGCCTTGATTCCTGGCGATAGCGGACTGGCAAAAGCCTTTGGTTTTGCTTCTGGTGGCATCATGACTCAACAGGGTCCACTTCAATTGCGTCGTTATGCAGCCGGTGGCATTGCAACTAGTCCACAGATGGCTATTTACGGCGAAGGAAGCCGTCCCGAAGCCTATGTGCCGCTACCTGATGGCCGCACAATTCCAGTGACGATGAAAGGCGGCTCGGAAATTGGCAATGTTGTCGTGAACGTTGACGCCAGTGGTTCTAGCGTTGAAGGCAACAACGGTCAGGCCAACCAACTTGGCAAGGTGATCGGCGCTGCTGTACAGGCAGAATTGATCAAACAACGTCGTCCTGGAGGCTTGCTTGCGTAATGGCTACTTTCAACGACGCCACTGTTGGCACTAGCACCGGTGGCACCACGCCCGACTTTGGTGTTCAAAAGCAATCGCAACCTATTGTCAATGCCGTCAAGTTTGGCGATGGCTACGAGCAGCGTGTTCAATTTGGCATCAACCAAAATCCCAAGAAATGGGATCTGACGTGGAGTGCCAAGAGCAATACTGACGCAACAGCAATTGAAGCGTTCTTTGATGCTCGCGGCGGCACAGAAAGCTTTGACTGGACACCGATCAATTCTGCGACTGCATACAAGTGGGTGTGTCGATCTTGGAATCGCAGTTTCGATCTTGCAGATATCAATACAATCACTGCCACTTTTGAGCAAGTATTTGAAGCATGACGACACCAACATCAATTCAAACCGAGATCCAAAAACTGGATCCGTCAGCCATCATCGAGCTGTTTCAACTGCGGCTCACGTTGGCGGTTAACGGCATTGATACCACCTTTTACTACCACGCTGGCACCAACGCCCTGACTGGCAACGTGGTGTTCCAAGGCATCACCTACAGCGCCGCACCAATCGAAGTAGATGGTTTCGAGCTGACTTCAAAGGGTACGTTGCCGCGTCCCACCATGCGGATTGCCAACGTAACTGGCGCAATTTCGGCATTGCTGCTGACCTACAACCCGCTGCAGGCAAAGGTCACCCGCATTCGCACCTGTAAAAAATTCCTTGATGCCGTCAACTTCCCTGGTGGAGTCAACCCAACTGCCGACCCAACCGCCAAGTTCGAGGATCAGGTCTGGTACATCGACCGTGTATCAAAGGAAAATATCCAGCTTGTCGAATTTGAACTGGTCAGCAAACTAGACCTCACCAATTTGCAGCTTCCTGGCCGGCAAGTGCAGGACTACTGCCCGTGGGTCTATCGCGGTCCTGAGTGCGGCTACACCGGCAGCAGCTATTTTGACGTGAACGACAACGCTGTAGGCGTCAGCACTTCTGATGTTTGCGGCAAGCGGTTCAATAGCTGCAGAATCCGTTTCCAATCCCAAGGCATTTCCGACTATCCGCATGGTGGTTACCCTGGCTCCCGAATCCAAATCTGAGGCCGAGCGCCACGCCAGATCCGCCGCACCCTACGAAGCCTGCGGTGTGGTGATTCAAGCCGCCACTGGTCAGATGTACTGGCCTTGCCGCAATGTTTGCGAGGAACCGGAAAAACACTTCGTCATGCACCCGCGTGACTACTATCGGGCGTCCGTCAACGGCGAGATCGTTGCGATTATCCATAGCCACCCGAAGGGCGGACCTGCCAGCGAACTGGATCAGCGTGCCTGCAGGCAAAGCGGTGTGCCGTGGCTGATCTACTCCCTACCAACGGACGAATGGTTGACCATCGAACCCTGATCGGCTTGGAGTGGGACGACGACGGGCGCGACTGTTACACGATGGTGCGTGACTACTTTCGGCTGCAGGGCATCGAGCTAAAGGACTTCGACCGTCCTGAGGATCTGCAGACCACACCCAGCATTTACCTACGCGAGGCGGTGGCACTGGGCTTTGAACGCGTGGAGTTTGAGCAGCGCCGCCCTGGTGATGTGGCCATCATGAAACTCGGCACGCTGGAGCCGATGCACGCTGCGATCTTCGTGGAACCGTGGCGGATCCTGCATCACATGAGAGGCCGCCTTAGTGCTGTGGAGTGGCTCAGCAGTTACTATGTGAGGAGCATCGCGGCGGTTTACCGATATGCAGCGGGTCTGCCTAATGGGTGAACTTGGCGAACGTTTTGGCGCCGAGCATACCTATTACAACCTGCGCAACGCCGCTGATGCGATCAAACTCCTGTGCATCAACATGCCGGAGTTCAAGGATCATTTACTGGAATCAGAAGAAAACGGTATTGGTTATCAGGTATTGCAGGGCGGCGTTGATTTCAGCTACGAAGATTTAATCCTGCCATTTGGCGAAAGAGACCTTGTAATTGTTCCGGTATTAAGCGGTAGCGGTGAGGGTGGTGGCAAAGTTTTAGCCGGAATCGGTTTAGTTGCCCTTTCTTTTCTTTTGCCTGGTGCTGGTATTTTTGGCGCTGGTGCAGGTTTGCTCGGGATCACTGGCTCTGCCTCGACCATTGCCGCTCTTACTAGCGTTGGCAGTGCTTTAAGTGTTTTTGGTGCAAGCCTGATCCTTGGCGGTGTTGCACAAGCCCTGTCTCCGCAGCCGCAAATTCCAACGCTTGGCGGATTTGGCTCCACTTCGTATGGCGGTTCCCGCATGGGCAGCCGTAACCGCACCAACGGTCCTGAGAATGTCACCTCTGGCATTGATGGCCAGCAGTCCTATGCCTACACGGGCGCCGCAAACTCAGTCGGTGTTGGTGCCACGGTGCCACTGGCTTACGGCAAAGTGCTGATCGGCAGCCACCTGCTCAAATCCAAATTCCAAATTGCCGACGAATCTGATCCGGTGCTGACCAGCCTCCGCGCACCAAGCATTGACACAATCCGGCTGGGCAACGAAATACTGACTGATGAGTTCTCCGATAAGTCCGGTGTTATTGCCCGCCGTGTTTATCAAACCGTATTTAACACCCAGCAATACTTCAGCCCAGTCGGTCAATACGGCGTTACCAACAGTACGCAACTGATCCGCACTGATGTTCAAAACGAGCGCCGCTTTGCCTCGCTGCAGGTCTACGGCGGCTACATGGCCAGCGTGGAGCAATACTCCGATTTTAACGTTGCATTGTCACTGGAAAATGGTCTCTACGATCAAGCCGGTGGTACTGGTACAACCTACGTTGACGGGTACATCAGCTATGAAATCAAGGTCTACCGAGGCGATGTTTTAGACGACGGCTTCCTCGTCGCCGCTGACTCCGCCACCATCCAAGGTCTGATCTTTGAAGGCCAATTCTTCGGATGGATGCACCGCTTGGAGCTGGGCGACATTGAAACCGAAAGCATCGTCAGCGTTCAGGTTGAAGTGATCTCGGCTGAAACCGTGGCCAACGGCACCACCGGCTCCAACCCGATCTACCTTCGTTTGAACAGCATCGGGTATTCGCTCTACTGACATGGCACTTAATTCCGTCACAACAATCAAGGTGCTGGATCTTCTCTGTGAGGGTCCGATTGGTGGCGTCATTAACGGCCTGCAGGGTACATACCTCAACGAAACACCAATTCAAAACAGCGACGGCACCTATAACTTCAAGCCTGAGGATATTTCGTCGGCTTCCTACGTTGGCGCGGCACGTCAGGGTGCAACGTACTGGTTCAACGACGGCACTTCACAAATTGTTGAAGTCAACCAAGAGATTGGCGAAAACTACAGCGAAGACCTGAACAGCAACAACGAAGTTGTTAACCGCAAGTACGGCAGCGGCAGTGTTACGCGCCAGATCACTGATCCAACGGTCAACAACGTAGAGCTGCTGTTCACGATTCCCAAGCTCTATTCCGTCGCGCAGGAAAGCCTCGCCAAAGGCCAGCTATTCGGTGGCACGCTTCAGATCCTTATTTACGTGCAGGCCAAGGGCAGCGGCACCGGCTTCCAGCTTGCCTCCAACAAAACAATCACCGGCGTTTCCACCAACAACTACCAGTACAGCACCGGCATCATCAACCTCAGAACATTTGGCGCCGGTCCTTGGAACATCAAAGTTCAAAAGGTAGATCTGGGTGAAGGCCACTTTGAGATCAAATACACCAGTTTTCAAGACACACCGCAGAACACACCGATTGCCAGCAACCGAGGCAATCAAATCATCTGGTCGTCTTACACCGAAACGATCTCGCAAAACGTCAATTACAACTATTCGGCGCTAAACGAGCTGGCGATCTCAACCAAGGCGTTCAACAGCCTGCCATCGCGTGCCTATCTGATCCGTGGCCGTCTGGTTCAGATCCCAACTGGCGCGACCGTTCTGGGTGATGGCAGCCTTGCGTTCAACGATTCCAGCTTCAACGGTGCGGTTCAGACCGCTGAGAAGTGGACGAGCTGCCCAGTTTGCTGCTTCTACGACCTGCTCACCAATCGCCGCTATGGCGCTGGTCAGTTCATCACCTCGGCCAACCTGAGCTGGATCGACCTGTACCCGATTGCCAAGTACGCAAACCAGCAGGTCACCAATCCAGATGGCACCAGGGAACCGCGCTTCTCTTGCAACGTAGTTATCGGTGACCGCGCCGAGGCGTACAACGTCCTGATGGACATGGCTTCGGTATTCCGAGGCATCCTGTTCTGGTCAAACAACGTCATCCAAGTTGCAGCCGACCACGGCAACCTTGACGGCACTGCGCTTGCGGCCTCGCACATCTACACCAATGCCAACGTCGTCGGCGGTCTTTTTGAATATTCCGGCAGCTCACTCAAGACTCGTAGCACCAGCGTGCATGTTCGCTACAACGATCCGGAAAACTTCTACCGCCCGAACGTTGTTGTCGTTGAAGATGCCGCGCTGATCGCTAAGTACGGCTACATCGTCAAAGAACTGATCGGTTTTGGCTGCACTTCCAAGTGGCAGGCACAGCGCGTTGGCCTGTGGACACTCAAAACCGAGGCGCTCGACGATGAAGTGATCTCGTTCAGCACTGGCCTGCAGGGTGCCGTGGTGCTGCCGGGTCAGATCTTTGCCGTTGCCGATTCACTCCGCCAAGGCACCCGCATCTCCGGTCGCGTCTCCTCCTCCACCACCAGCGCCATCGTTGCTGATCAGTCGATCACGTTGCCGTCTGGCTCGAACCCACAACTGACCTGCCTGCTGCCCAATGGCACGGTTGAAACCCGCAACATCAGCAGCGTTTCCGGCAGCACGATCAACGTCAGCAGTTCTTTCACCGCTGCACCTAACGCGCAGTCGATCTGGTCAATTACCACCAGCGGCGTTGCCAATCAAAAGTTCCGTTGCATCAGTGCATCAGACAACGGCGACGGCACCTACGCAATCACCGGCTTGGTGCATAACGACAGCATCTACGCCTCGGTTGATAACGGGCAGAACTTGCAGTTCCCGGACATCACCACGTTTGATTCCGCACCGCCGTCAGTCAGGAACATCGCCTTTAACGCCGGTCAGGTGCGCGACGGCACGGTGCTGACTACGCAGGTCAACATCTCTTGGGCAAAAGGCGCTGGTGGTGCCACCTTCGGCTACGACGTTACTTACAACACCGCACAGGGCAACAGCCGCACAGTTCGCACCAACAACCCAAACATTGAAATAATCGGCCTGCCCGAAAGTTTCCAACTGCTGGTTTCCGTCACGGCATACGGATTGGGATTTAACAAGAGCGCACCAGCGCTTTCAGCAACTTTTACGGTTCCGTCGTTTGCATCAACATCCAACCCGACGGGTTCTGTTCAGCAACTACCGATTGATCCTGAGAACGTCACGATTGAACAGATCGCCAACAATCAGGTGATGCTGCGTTGGTCGCGTCCGATTGCAGCACCCGGCTTCCTCACCGCAATCATCCGCCATAGCACCAAGACCGATGGCACCGGCGAATGGCAGGACTCCACCCTGCTGACTGACCGTGTTGGCGCTGAAACCACCTACGCACTGCTGCCCAAGATTGACGGCGAATACC